ATTCCTAATATTAGAAGACCCTATTACTATTGAAAAGATAAAAATCAGAGATACTGAACTGCCTGTTGTAAGAGTTAATCCATGGGTTGAAATGAGTAATGAGTCAATGTTTATCATTGATATGAAAAATGTAATAGTTATTTCCGAATCAACCGATGAAGAATATATATCTATTCATAAAAAATTTACTAAAAGTAAATATAAAAAAATAGGAAAATCTAAGATAACAGAGAATATGGGGTATGTATCTTCAATAGATGAAGCAAGAAAAAGCTTAGAAAGAATTTATAAATCTAATTAACTATAACTTATCTTGAACCTCGACAGAGTTATTTTACCCGAAAAAATACACTGTTGTCAAATTTTGGTTAAATGTGCTATACTTTTAACACTAAAATAAAAGATTCTTATGAATAAGGCAAAGAAAAATCCACATTACGTGAATAACAAAGAATTTCACGATGCACTAATTGTGTATAAAAATAAAGTGGATTATGCCAAAGAAAATGGTCTTCCCCCTCCGATGATTCCAAACTATTTGGGGGATTGCTTTCTGAAGATTGCTACTCATTTATCGTATCGTCCTAACTTTGTTAATTATATGTTTAGGGAAGATATGATTAGCGATGGTGTTGAAAACTGTGTCCAGTATATAAACAACTTTGATGTAAGCAGGACAAATCCATTTGCATACTTCACTCAAATTGTCTATTATGCATTTCTGAGAAGAATCCAGAAAGAGAAGAAGCAAATGGAAATAAAAGAAAAAATTATTGAAAGAACTGGATTTGACCAAGTTTTTGCTGCGGATGAACATTATAGTAGTTCGGACTATAATACAATCAAAGATAATATCCAATTGAAACTATATCAATGAAAATAGGACTAATTACTGATACGCATTATAATTTCAAAAAGGCAAATCAGTCTTTTCATGATTATTTTGCAAAATTTTATAATGATATATTTTTTCCTACCTTAAAAAAAGAAAATATAAAAACAGTTGTCCATCTCGGAGACGCATTCGATAATCGTAGAGGAGTTGATTATTGGGCATTGAAATGGGCTAAAGAAAATGTATATGATAAATTTCTGAATCTAGGGATAGAAGTTTATAATATAGTCGGAAATCACGATTCTTATTATAAAAACACTAATGATGTAAATGCGGTAGATATCCTTTTAAGGGAATATGAAAATGTAATAAAAATATCATCACCAAAAGAGTATACAGTTGGTGGTATTGATAGCGTTTTTCTTCCTTGGATTTGTTCGGATAATGAAAAGCAAGTTGTAGAACTTCTCAATAAAAGTGAAGCAAAAGTTGTGTATGGGCATTTGGAATTAAGTGGATTCCTTGCTTTTCCTGGGCATGTTCATACAGATGGAATGAATAAAGATATTTTTAATAAATTTGATAGAGTTTTTTCTGGACATTATCATACTAGAAGTGATGATGGAAAAATATATTATCTTGGAAATCCCTATCAAATGTTTTGGAGTGATGTCGATGACCTAAGGGGATTTCATATTTTCGATACTGATACTTTCGAAATGACTTTCATTAAAAATCCTTACAATATGTTTGAAAGAATATATTATAATGATGAAAAATATAAAGAGTTTTCTTTTTCTCCTGTCCAAAACAAAATGGTTAAATTGATAGTAAACAAAAAAGAAGATTATAAAAACTTTGAAAAGTGTGTTGACAAGATTTTAAAAGAAAATCCAATTGAATTAAAAATTATTGAAACCACGACATTATCCGATGATTCTGTTGAATTTAGTGATATTGAGTGTGAGGACACTTGGACTATTTTGGATAAATACGTAGAAGAATCTGAGTTTAATTTGGACAAATCTATTGTTAAAAAATTAATCAGAGAAGTTTACAAAGAAGCATTAGAAATAGAATAATGTACTTGCTCTCCATTAAAAACAAAGAAGATGAAGGTGCTTATGCAGTAATAGATGATGAAGGTGAAAAAGTATTATGCTTTTTTATTGACGAAGATGATGCTGAGAGATATGCTGGTTTGTTGATGGCTGATGACTACCCAGAAATGGCAGTAGTTGAAGTTGAAGATGAACTTAGTGTTAAGACGTGTGAAATGCACGGATATCAGTATGTTATAATTACCCCAGATGATTTCGTGATACCCCCAAGAAAATATGATAACGTTCAAGCAGATAAAATGGCGTAATTTTTTATCAACGGGAAATATACCAACAGAGATAAATTTTTTAGAAAATAAAACAAATCTAATAGTAGGTTCTAATGGTTCTGGTAAGAGCACTTTACTTGATGCTCTTTGTTTTGTTTTATTCAATAAAGCATTTAGAAAAATCAATAAAAGTCAACTCATCAACTCTACAAATGAAAAAGATTGTTTGGTTGAAATTGATTTTGAAGTAGGAACTAAGCAATACAAAGTTGCCCGAGGAATTAAACCAAACGTTTTTAATATATGGATTGATGGTGTACTTCAAAATCAAGCAGCAGCAACAGTAGACCAACAAAAGCAATTAGAAGATAGTATTCTCAAACTTAACTATAAATCTTTCACTCAAATTGTAATTCTTGGGAGTGCTTCTTTTGTCCCATTTATGCAACTTTCTACGGCTAACCGTAGAGAAGTAGTTGAAGATTTGCTGGACATTAGAATTTTTTCTGCAATGAATTCTGTTATAAAGGAAAAAATTCGAAACAATAACGAAAAAGTTAAAGAGTTAGAACTATCCAAAAATATGACAGAAGATAAAATTCAGATGCAATCTGAATTTATTGAAAAGTTAGAAAATACTGGTAAAAAAACCATAGAAGAAAAAACTACAAAAATTGATTTAATTACCTCTCAGATTGACGAGATAGGTGTTGATAATCAAAAAATAATGGAAGATATAGAGAAGAATCTTCAACCAACCTTAGAGGACCTTGTGGGTGCATCTCAAAGACTGAAGAAGTTTTCTTCATTGAAGGGAAAGATGTCCCATAAAATTTCTTTAATAAAAGAGCAACATCAGTTTTTTAGCAATAATACGGTATGCCCTACTTGTACTCAAAACATTGACGATGAATTTCGATTAAATAAAATAGATGACTATGAAAACCAAGTAAAAGAACTTTCACTTGGATATGACGAACTTAAAGTTGCTATTACAAATGAGGAAAAAAGAGAATCAAAATTTAATGAAGTTTCAAAAAAAATTAACTCATTAAACAATGAAATTTCTAGCAATAATGTTAAAATTTCACAACTTAATCGACAAAAAACCGATTTACTCCAGGAAATTCAAAACATTACCCAAGGACTTGCAAACAAAAATTCTGAACGGGATAAGTTAAATGAATTAAAAAAGCAACTAACTAAAATAGAAAAAGAAAAAGCAAAGTATAAAGAATTTAATTCTTATTTTGATTTCGCTCATTTTTTGATGAAAGATGGTGGAATTAAAACAAAGATTATTAAAAAGTATCTTCCTCTTATGAATATGCAGATTAACAAATATCTGCAGATTATGGATTTTTATATTAATTTTACTTTAGATGAAGAATTCAAAGAAATAATTAAGTCTCCAATTCACGAGGACTTTAGTTATGACTCTTTTAGTGAAGGTGAAAAAATGAGAATAAATCTTGCTATTCTCTTTACTTGGAGAGAAATTGCTAGGATGAAAAACTCAGCAAGTACTAATATATTAATTCTTGATGAAGTATTTGATAGTTCTTTGGATTCTATGGGCACAGATTATTTTACAAAAATCATAAAATATGATTTAAATAACTCAAATATTTTTGTCATATCACACAAAACTGATGAGTTAATTGATAAATTTGATAAGGTTATTAAATTTGAAAAAATTAAAGGATTTAGTAAAATGGTTGACTAGAGAAAGACCTTGCGGTATGATGTATTTGGAAAATAGTAGGAATGATTTGATTATGTTTGGACCTGAAGATGAACGAAATCTTGCAGACAAATATGTTTTTTCTGTAAATTCTAATGATATGATTAATATTGACAGGATTTCCACAGGAAATGATAACGGTTTTTGGAAATATAATGAAGATAAAATTCTTAAGCAGTTGGAAGAATACATCAAATCCACATATGGTCAACATTACGTTGATAGAACTGGGGGTGGAACTGAGCAGACTCTGGACAAAATTAAGCACAACCGTAGAGAAGGTTTTTGTGCAGGGAACGTGACCAAATATATTGATAGGTATGATACAAAGGGAACTCCTCGTGCAGACCTGTTTAAAGTGCTACACTATACGATTCTGTTGATTAATCATCTGAATCTCATTGAAAACAAATGATAATTAAACCTAAAATTATGAAACTTTCTGAAAAAACCATCAAAATCTTTGAAAACTTTTCTAATATTAATCAATCAATCCTAATTAAGAGCGGTAATAAAGTTAGAACTATTTCTGTGATGAAGAATATTCTAGCAGAAGCGGAAATTGAAGAAGAATTTCCAAAAGATTTTGCAATTTATGATTTGAAGCAGTTTTTGAATGGACTTGATTTGCATCAGGACCCAGAACTAGACTTTGCAAATGATTCTTACGTCTTGATTAAAGAAGGAAAACTTAAGGCAAAGTATTTCTTTGCAGACCCTGAAGTGATTGTTTGTCCACCTGAAAAGAATATTACATTGCCTACAAAGGATGTATGTTTTCAATTAGAGCATTCTCAATTAGATAAGCTAAAAAAAGCAGCAGCAGTTTATGGACTTGACGATATCTCAGCAATCGGTGAGAATGGGGTCATCAAACTTGTCGCAAGGGACAAAAAGAATGACACTTCCAACGAGTATTCAATTATTGTTGGAGAAACAGATAAGGAATTTGTTTTTAATTTTAAGGTAGAGAATCTTAAGATTATTCCAAGTTTTTATGATGTTGTAATTTCGTCTAAGCTTCTTGCACAATTTACAAACGAAAAGTATAACATTTGTTATTATATTGCTTTGGAACCAGATTCTACATTCGAATGAAATACAAAGTGAAATATAAGATACCTAAAGATAATAGGTATCTTGAAATTATAGTCGAGGCAGATAGTCAATCACAGGCGAAACGAATTGCCGAGTCTCAGATACCATCTGCCACAATTATTGGTGGACCGCAACTTTTATAATGGATTTTTTACTTTATTTGACTCCTATAGGAAACCAAATTATAAATCAGATTATTTCTAAGAATTATGTAATCAGAGAAAATGCACCAATTTGTAGAAATAAAGAAATATTCGGAACTCTTACAAGACCAGAATTTGTAATCTGCACTAATAATATTAAAAATACTATTAGTCCAGTAAAACATTACGTAAATGAAACTGTTTATCATGAGGCAGTTCATGTAATTCATTCCTGTAAGGGTGGACCAATTGGCATTATGGGTATAAACTTAGACCAGTGGAAACTCAATGATGTTATGAGGTCTTCTAATATTACGAAACAACATCAGATTTATGAACTAGAAGCATATTATCTTGAAGATAAACCAGAACTAGTTAATTCCTATTTGAAAAAATATTGTTTTTGATATGAACATTATATGATTGAACACTTAATGAGTTGAGGAACCTACCATCAATATATTCGTC